ACACAGGGTGAATCATACATACGACTAATACCAACTCACGGTATAGAAGAGTCAACTATCAACACCGGTAACAAACCGAGTAATGATAACAACAAACACACAACGCCTAAGGATCTTAGGTGTGATAGTGACTAAATTGTTGATTGCTTTAGTGTCAAAACTAAAGTGAATTCAAATGAATCACGAGCATCGGTATCGGAGATGCTTCGAACCGCTGTCAGTTATCCTCTAACAGAGAGCTGATTTTATATATAAATAACAAGGGTCTCCTACTGAACCGGCCATGACACGCCGGTAAGGTCATAACCCAAGCTCATCTTCGTCCTCGGAAGCCTCGTCTGGTTTAGCAATACCAGTAGAGTCAAAGGAGGTGATGTAATAACAATCATCTGCTTGACTAAACTGGATTCTAAATCCACGAGTTTTCATAAGATCGTGGAGCGAATAAGAATAACACTTTGCCTTAACAAAAGCGAACTTATAAGCCCACGGACATTTCGGCCAAGGGAGCTGAGCGGGCTGTAAGGCCTGCTTTAACTCCTTAGTGAGCGGAAATCTTTGTCCATCTTTTACTTTTGGATCATCAACTCTAACGAAATAACAATTGGCCTGCCCAGGATCGGCAGCAAATCGTTTGAATTGATGACCATGCTTCCAACAACGAACATGATCACAAGAAGATTCCGAAACGAAGGGAACAGGCGAAGCCTGTCGACTGACGTTCGGAGTGAGTTGACTGGAAATAGAAGGTCCAGCAACAACTGCAGCAACTGCTGCTTTTCTAGAACGGTGATATTCGGCAATTTCAGCCTCAACTTCAGCGCGGGTATTTAAAGAAAAGTAGATGCCCATAAGGTATTCCACTTTCTTATCGTGTTCCTTTTCTTGTAGGTCAAAATTTGGTAAACCAGTTGACGAAAAATTCGTCAACGGGTTATACACGTGTTTAACCTTCTCCTCGGCCCATTCGCGCGCAGCGCGTAATTCCGAAGGAGAATGACCACTTGCAGACGCTCCGGGTAGTGGTCCTTGAACCGGAACCGCTACCTAGGCACGATCACCAGTCACAGCGTAAACCGCAGACATAGTCACGGTTACGAGAACGGCATTCGGATTAAGAACCGAACTGCCGGAAATGATGTTAAGGTGACCAGCACCTTCGATTGTACTGCCAGGGCCGTCTGCAGGAACGAAGTATTGCCCAGAACCAGTAATAATGGTATGTCTGGACAAACTCTGAGACCAACGCATAGCTAAAAGGTTAGTCCGTTTAACGGAACTGACCGAATTGGCTGATGTATTCGCTCCACCAATACCATTGGCACCTTGCGCAATGGTATAGTAAACGAGCGCGAAATCACCATGAGCACCCATATCGCCGTGAACGACAACGTCAAGACCAACGAATTCCCAAATAGGATAGGGAATCGCAGTGGCAGTGGTAGAGTTTAACTTATCTCCACTCCACTCAGCAACAGTAAGCAAGTTCAAAGTGTTGCCGGCTCCGTTTCCAAGCGTAAAAGGCTTACGCTGGACGATGTAGGTTTCGCGTACACCAATTAAGGCGGAACGCGACCTCAACGACGGATCCTGTCTGATAGCAACTTGGGTTCGAGAAGAAACCCAAAGAGGAGGAGCGGGCGAGTAAGCGCTAGCAGCGGGTGTTAACCCGTTAGCACGACGCTGTTGCAAGTCCGCAGCAGCACGCCTTCGATCGGCTTCTCGGTCACGAACAGCAGCTGCGGTACCGTCCTTACGAACGATAACCGCGCCGTGAACCGAGGCATTGTGTTGACGAAGTGCATTTTGCGTAGTAAACTCACGCATACACTCGTTACAGCCAAAAGGCGCGAGCTCCTGAACAATCTGTTGTGCCTGTTGAACAGGCGGTTGGTCCATAGCTGCGATCTGAGCGTTCAGCGCAGCAACTTGGGCGAGAAGTTGATCCCGACCCATGTTTGCACCTCCACGCCCACGACCGCCACGACCACGTCCACGAAAAGTACCGCGACCACGACCACCAACTTGTTGAATGTTTTGAGACATTTCAATTTGAAAATGAAATAAACAAATTTACAACAATAACCGTCTATGTGAGTTGTGATTCGGTGTCTTTTCAAAATGATGCATAGAACCATCGTCTAAAACCAATAGGTTTGAACCTATGGACGGAAAACACCGTGTTGCAAATTGGAAAGAAACCCAATTGCTCTATACCGCTCCTACTGAACCATTAAGGTAAGGTCATACGGCTAACACAGCGAAAGAAAGAAAATGAAACGAAACCAAGGTTTAAGGTGAACCTACACCATGTCTTATACGTCAAGTGGAACGTTCGGTTTCTCTAAGGCGTCCGACAACGCCTCTTGTAGTTTGCGATCTTCAACAGATCTTGTGGTGTTATAACCGCCACCGGTAAAACGACATTTAAAGAGTCGGGACAGCAGTAAGCTGACCTCCGTTACTAACTCCGGAAGCAGGAACCAACCTAGGGTTGGTCCTGTGAGGGAACATCTCATAGAAATCTTCGGCGCTCAAATGGGTGAAAGATTTCACTGTCTCAAAGGCTGCCATGACCGCATTAACTCTGATCGACGCATCTGTCGAATCAACGGGCATGCCAGCTTGAGCAAGGAGTGCTGCGTTTTGCGCAATAAACTCCGTGAAATCTGCCTCCTGTAACCGCTCCTGTCGATATACCCAAACACGCACGGAATCCATAGCCTGCATGAAATGGACATACGACTGGAAGTTCTTGGACAATATGCTGGTCAATTTACGATATATGTTATCACACATAATCGAACCAACAATTTTCCCACAGAACTCCGCCGGATCTTCAGTGCACATGATGGCCTGTAAACGGGTAGAAGAATTAAGATTTGCCGCGTGCAAAGCATTTGGCTTTAAATTCAACTGACGTTTGAATCCATCGTCGCCTTTTATTAGTAGTAAGAAAGGGCCTTGACCACGGAAAAGATAGTTGGTGATCATACCGCCTAACATTGAATTGAACAACAATGTGGCAGGATCACCAGATAACTTCTCTCTTTCCAGTTTGCCCTTCAAACCACCATCGGAAAGTATCGTAGAACCTTTGCAGAAACTAAAGTAATGGTCTAACATATCTTCGTTAAGACCAAATCTTAAGCAAAGTTCTTTGCACAGCAATTGACAGAATTCGTCTTGTTGCGAATCATACATTTTAAAGTCCGTAACACCATTAACGGCTACGTCCGGAACTTTAGCAAGCTGCGCATTGACACGATCTTGTAACTGATCTTCCGTAAGGCGATTATCGTAAATAACATTCGGTTTCAACGAATCGATAACCAAAAGATTCACGTAACGCATAACGGTAGAAAAGACGACATGAGCACTTTTATCGAAAGGAGACACACCCATACCGGCCTTATCAGCATTGAAAGGTTTCAAGCTACTTAAAGGACCGGGTTTAAAGGTCTCTTTCATAAACATTCGGACCTTATGAGCGTCGAATGCGTCCTCCGAAACTTGAGTATCGTACGAACTGGAGATCGCTTTCTTAGAGGCTTCCTGAATGGCAATTTCCATCAGGTCCTCGCGATAAGCATTAATTTCGCCAGCAGGAACGAACATTTCGGCCATTGCATGATCGACGATATCGCGAGCGATACGTTGTTGACTAGGCCCAGGAGTTTTCGAAGGACGTTTAGTATTGAGATACCTTGTAGCGATCGCCTTAACACTCTGAGCGACGCTATCCCTACCGAAGTGGTACCCATAACCGGAACAAAATCTAAAGAAAGACCTAACTTTTTCTAGTCTTCTCTTCTTGTCCAAAGGTACAACGAAGTCATCACGTTCGATTTGACCATTGCGTATTTCGTTCGGAATCATAACCTGCTCCGCATTGGTTAGGTTTTGATCCGGATCTTCGAAAACTGTGGAGGTCACGAACTGATCGACCGCACGGAAACTGTCACAAGGTGTTACCCTCTGACCATCTGGCACATTGGCTTCCAAGTCGATCTCCCCAGTATGATAGGAGACGCCAGTTATCAGGTTACCCATCCAGGTGCCCGAAAGTAGACCATAAGCGATGCCAAAGGTACGGTTGTTCTCAGCGTTAGACTCGAGGTAGTCCATAGCGGATGCCTTAATGGTATCGCTAAACCTAACCACGAGACTAGTGGAGAAAATCGAACCGCTAAAAGAAGCGGTCGAAACCTTGTTCGATTGTCCGACTCTAAATACGATCCTCGCTTGTGACTTATAATACAAAAGCCAAAGCGTAGCGAACAACAAATAAGTTGTCGAGGAAGCAATTCCGAGTCTAGACGGGAATGCCTCCAAAGGACCGATCGTTTTCATTACGAGTTTAGTCGGCTGGATCATGACCAACGCCCTATAAGCGATTGGATAATAGCCAAGCCAATCCTCGATATAATGACATACAAACGACCAATTTGCGAGTATCTTATGATACCACAGAGCGACTATATCTCCAAAAAGGTATTTGACGAAGGAAAATTCGTGCTCAACGAAAGTCGTATTAGACTTCAAATAAGCATACCAACGTCCGTGTGGCCAAAGAACATAAACTATGCCGGTTGCATACTGATGAAGCAAACCGACGGTGTTTAGCAAGAACCCAGCAGCGGTGATTTTGAATAGATTACGTTTCCGTAACTCCAATTCGAAACCAACCAAAGCTAGGGCCACTGCGAAAGTGCCAGGGTATGTCACGAAGAAACGCGACAACCAGACACCAAGCAGAAGAACTTGGTAAGAACTTAATTCAAACCAAGTCTTCTCCACAGTGGATGTTTCGACCGATTCATTGATCATAACGTGGCGTGCGAAATCCATAGCAGCCGGTTCAGGTACACGAAGTTCACGCTTGAACTCGTTAACCGGCTCTGGTAATTCGCTATCAGGCTGATAGGCACCAAAGACAGGCAGGTTGTTTTTAATAAGGAAATTCATGACCGGTTGAGAACCATCATGCACCAAGTGAGTGCATTTCCTGGCCCGGGTCATGGCAACCAACAACATACCATGTACTTCGGCAACATTGAGATCATTTTCGGTAAGGTAGACGATCGCGCTATCCACGGTCGATCCCTGGAAGGACCGAACCGTACATTTATCAGCGTCAGATTGACCTCTACCATGCAAAGAAGCGTTGTTGTGAGTAAAGAACATTTCAACGCCATCTTTCGGAATACCGGATTTATCGCAAGTGGGACCATAGGACATAATGGAAGGTGGTTCGCCGACAGGTCGGTTAGAGCCAAATCCATAGTCGCACTGCTTGTTCATCCAATGTACCGTATCTCTGCCATTTCGGAAGTTGATCATCAGCTTATGACACGGCAACTCTTCGATGTTAACCGCGTCCTGAATGTTCACTCCTTCGATGCCCGTACGAACACCAGTTTGTTTGGTGTCGCCCACGATGAATACCTCATCTGGAGAAGTAAGTCTAATAACCAATTTGATGTAATTCCAATCCAAAGCGGTGAATTCATCAATATAGAGCCGTTTACACAAGCCAAGTTTCAAACCACGATGGGTTGTCGCGAAACGCAAAGGTCTAGGACGTCCCGTTTCAGGATGGGGAACGTTCTCATAATCGACCTTGAGTTTCATAAAAGGCACATAGATAGCATCCTCATCGGCCGCAACGGACCGAATGAGGTGCGATTTACCAGCGCCAGGACCACCCAAAATGTAAGAAAACTTGGCTGTATTCTCGAACCCTTCAGTAGGAATGTATTGTTTCACTTCCTTGAAGAGGTCCGCCAAGCCCTTTGGTTTATCGTCGTCATCTTGTAGAACATTACGCATAGCCCGGAGCTCGTCATCGGTCATAGAGACATCTACGAGCCCGGTAGCGCTAGCGTTTTCACAGCGAAGAACTTGTTTGTCAAGACGTGGGGCAACCTCTCTACAGAAAGTACAACCAATTGTATGTTTAATAGAAACATCAACGTTAGTGTTGTATTCGGTCGTTGAGGCGTCACCACGTATTAAAGGAGTCGAGTCTAAAGTAAAGAACTCGTTATCAGGGTAAATGGCAATTTCCTTTGAAATGCCATTTCTATGTATAAACCTAGCAAGACCATCAAGCAAACCAGCTGGTTTCTTGAAAGCGGCGAGCATGAGATTTGTCGGACCGTAACCGAAAGCCGAATCGATGACCTCGTCCACGATATTTTTCTCTCTGCGTACATCGACAAGTACTGCCAGAGCGAGACGTGAGGCGTCGACCGGTTTTAGGGTCCAAGGAGTGACCAACTCTTTGTTCACCAACGAGACACCACCAATCATACGACGTATATACATAACGATAACGTCGTGTGATAGTGCTTTTTCTTGCAACGACATTGCCCAATTTCGAACCGCGACCCACTCGTCTATATTAACCGGGAAGCGGGCCTTTTCAGGGTCCGCTCCTTTAAAGACGGCAGCTACGTCCATGATAAGTGCCCGATGTTTATGTCGAGGCAAACCAATGGTACGTGGTACGTGGTCCGGTGGGCCGTTGTGCTTGACGATAGAATAGATCGCATAGGGACCAACCCTAGCGACTATCTCAGTAACCAACGTAAACTCCGGAGTAACAAGAACAGGGGTACGAAGGAACCAACCCCAAGTACTCTTCTTATGCGAGTAGCCATTACAATAGCCACCGCGATAAGTCAAAGTCGCTCGATCGTTGAAAGGATTATAATCATAGCGATAATGCTTATCAGGAGCAACGTCGTCAAACACCAACTCATCAGGGTAAATACCGTAACCGACAGCATGATTAGCGCCGGTACGCATGAAGAGGTCCTCCATTTCTTTCGGACCTACTTCGTAAATGTCCCTGAACACAAGTCGTTCGTAGGTTTTCTTTATCTGTTCCTTAGAAACAAACAAGCCCATTTTCCAACCCTCTTGTTTCTTGACATACTCAAGTAGAGTAGCCAAATTCTTGACAACAGCACGATAAACGGTTTTCGTGGCACTAGTGCCCGCACCGTTAAAGTTCTTCGACAAAGTTTTTGAAAACCGCTCAAGTAAAGGAACTATAGTACGCATATAGTCCTTATTCTCGCAACCCACGAAATAATGATCAACATTTTCATTAATTTCATAGACATTAAGATCGTTATAAGCGGATCCAACAACCAAAGTGGGTAAACTAGAAGTAGTTACCCTGTAAAGGCTTTCGAACATCGAACGGATAAGTTGACGGCCACCAGCAAGGACTGGATGGTCGCTAGTATTATTCTTACCGCCAACGATGTCAAAAGGTATATCAGGAGCTAACTCCCGCAATTCCTTTTCTTGTTTCGGCGTCATGTTAAGACTAACCCTCAGCGTACTTGCGGTCTTTGTTTTGAACCGCTGGTTAGCTTCATTTAAGCCCATGGTGGACGCGTTTGCTGCAGTGGCAACGTCGATAACTTTATTAACATCGACGTGCACATGAGTGGTCTTTTCGCAAACAGTAGAACCACCAAAGTAGATTCTACGATGCGAACGACGGCAGAACTTAGGTCTTCGGTAAATATTACCGTCTATCACCGCTAGTGAATAGAAAGCACTACCTAACCAAGCTTTGGTAGGATAGAGCTTAACAAGTTCCAAAAAATCCTTGACTGGTAAAGCGCCAAAACGACCAACCTCACGAATGAGGTGGTAAAGCGCACAATCTTCTCGGCTCAACAGGAGGGAGGCGAAAGTAGTATCGCCCCCAAACCAACCCAAAATTGAGTGATCGCGTATACGAACCAAATCGCGATTAAGGGCCTCCATGTCGATTGCGAGTTTGTAACAAAACTCGCCCGGGACAGCTCTGTCATAATATGCAACCCCGAGCGAACGGGGATTGTAATATGCTTCGATGTTCTCCTTAATGGTGAACACGATGATCAGAGATACCAGAACCAAGGCGATTTTTATTTCGCCGTCCAAACCAGAGAGAAACGCATACCAAAGGCTCACGCCGTCGAAAAAGGAATGCAGGGTGCTACCCCAATGGCCGTAGCCAAGACACATCAACACGCTGGAAAAACCGTCCATACTGGCAACGGCCCCGTTTTACAAGATTTTAAATTCTTGTGGTGGGGACTGGTCAGACCGGACAGTGGATGTTTCCAACGCACTTAGTGTCTATGAAGAAAAGATTTTATTCAGCACTCGAACTCAAACTGAG